GATCATTTTGCTTCAGTAACATTAGGTGATACAGGTTTTGAAAACATTACCACTTCCTGTCCTTTAGGGAACTGATCCCACTTAGGCACAAGAGCTTTATGATCGAACTCAACCGTCCTGAAATGCATCTTATACTTTACAGGGAACATCCGCTCAAGCCACTTTGGGAAGTGTTGCATTTTAAAATGCTCCCACCAATTCTTTGGGAATTCATACCCGACGTCATACTTCTGTATGTTTGACTGACCGAGTATTTTCATCGTCACCTCAAAGACCGCCTCATTTACTATGGAAGAGGCCAGTGACCGTACATCAATTGAACGGAATGAATAACGACCAAAAGTTTTGCGAAGGTGTACACGCATCTCATCCAAAACGATTTTGGTTACGACGTGTTCTTTGTATTCTTTTTCAGTGCTCATTGTTTCATCATTTTTAACATTGGGGATTGTTGATTCGCCACATAATGTACGGCAAGGGCGTCAGCGACAGCCTCATCAATATATTTTGTGCCAGTCAAAAAAGAATGCCCATATAGTTTTCCAATAGCAACAATAGTCTCAGTCTTCGTCGCTGATTTCTTTCCAAGCAATTCCTTTTTAGAATCTTGTTCAGAATAATATTCAATTGGAAGAGATAGTAGGTCAGCCATTGTTTGTACAATACCTTGAACAATGCCAATCATTACCGCGGCGTTTGCATTTTGACTACCATGTGGGGCTTCTGTCAAAATACAGTGCACATTGTGCTTTTTAATGATAGCCAACAATTTTCTAACAATTTCAGAAGTACGACGGGCTCGGTCATCTGATACCCGTGTGCGGAGTTTCTTGTGTTCTGGTTCAGTCTTGATACACCCGGTAGCAATTACTTTACCTTTCACATCTAATACGGCCCAACCCCAGGCAGTGAAGCTTGGGTCATTAGTTAGAATAGTAGGTTCTTGAAAAGTGCATTCGCCTGTTTCAAAATTAAGACTGGTCAGTCTTCGGCCTGTGTGTTTGGTCCTTTCCATTATCTGCGAGGTCTACGATTTGATTTAAACTGTAATTCTATCTTGTTCCAAAGTAAAATGACTTCCTGCCTTAAACGTTCTGTCAAGTTCTCCTCCTCAATAATGGCAATAGACTTGTCCATTGACATATCCAACGAACGGTCACCAAGAATGTATGTCTTACTTTTACCATACGTTTTCAAAAACTGTAGGTTCTGCCGTATGTCATCAATCCCATAATCAAATATGATTGTCAACGGTGCTTTTCTGTACGGACGGTCAATAGAACTCTTGAAGACTTCTATTTCTACTTCAACGCCGACCACACGTGAAATCTCCTTTCCTCGGAAAGTGACTTCTTTAACAATCTTTTTCAAGACGTTTGTTTTCAAGCGAAGACTGGAGTAGAAGCCGACAGACTCCCCGCCGGGTGTCGTGTACTTAGGTGACCATTGTCCCCCGTCCACGTTGATACGGACCTGGTTACTACATACCATGAGGAAGTTGTTTTGAGCCAGGATACGGCAGGTTTTACGCAATTCCTCACTGAATTCTTTGGCACGTCTCATCCCCATCTTATCCCCGTCATCTTTCCCCATCTCCATATCAGTGGATAAAGCAGCCAATGAGTCCGCCATGATACCATGTATCTTTCCCTTTTGCGGAGGCTTCCATTCTCGAACCGTTTTGAAAACTTCTGGTACGGTGTCAGGTCGGTAATAATCCCCGTCCTCAAGTTTCATACCAAACATTTTGGAGAATGTAGGATTGATACGGGCCTCAGGATCATGGAACTTTACAAGACCCCCCTTCTCTTGTATGCACCCAGCAATTGAACTAAGCAGTACTGTTTTTCCTGAACCACTTGGCCCAAATATCTCTACCAGAATCCCTGCTGGTAAACCACCCCCACGAACTCTCCCTCCAGATATTGCTAAGTCAAGAAGAGTTGAACCTGTGCTAACGGTGTTGTAGAAATTTCCGTCATACTCAGTAAATACCTCTTCTTTATCCGACGCTATCTTGTTTTTCATTTGTCGGCTGATTGGGCCGGTTGGTCTTTTTGTTCGTTCCATCATTTAATGAGTTTAATGATTATTTCAGTCACTTGCCGTTCTTCCAAACCTTTTTTCAAAAGCTCAGATTTTAATCTTGTTTTGAATTCATCAAAATTAGATCTTGGCTTCTTCAGTTTTAACTCTTTCCACTCCTTATTTATTCGTTCGAAGAGTTCTTTTGTCAGTTCCTTCTCTGACATACTGGAATCAGTTTGTTCCATCCATTGCTCAATTAGCATTAAGAACAATTCTGCTTTGGTTATTCCTTTCGCCAGTGTGTAGAGAGTTAAATAATTATGAACCCGGGGGGTTACTTGAACCCCCACGAGTTTATAATCATCACGCTTGCTTTTTACACCTAAGATTGGCATAGTCTGTTATTCGTTTGCGTCAGCACAGGCATCATACATTTTACAGGTTTCACATTTGTCGTACTTCTCAAAGTCAACGCCAAACCTGTACCCATGTGGACAGGTGTCTTTGCCTTTCGCAGTTGTTTTCTTACTCGGCTTTTCTTCTTCCTCCTCTTCAGGCTCTGTTTTTCTTGCTGGTTTACCTGTAGGTTTACGAGTGAAAGTTTTCTTGGTAGTTGGTTTTTCTTCCTCTTCTTCCTCTTCTTCTTCTTCCTCCTCTACCTTGGCTGGTTTACGTTGTACCCCACGAGTTACGGTTTTCTTGGAAGAGTCCTTCTTGGTAGTTGGTTTTTCTTCTTCCTCTTCTTCTTCCTCTTCTTCCTCTTCAGCTGGTTTGGTTTTACGTTTACTTGAACTCAACGTGCCCCCGTCCTCTTCATGTTCCATTTCCCAGAACTTGGCTTCAAGCTCTTCAAAAGAAAGCATGATAAGCATCTCATCAAGTGCTGGAACATCCTCAAGGATAGATTCATCATACTGTTGATCCCTCTCAACAAAGTCAATTCTGGAAGCCTCGGCAAACGGTTGGCTATTACCGATTGTCTGGCTTTCAAAACGGATTTTGACACTGTACCCTTCTTCCAGATCGGCGAAGTTTTTGTATTCTGGGTTCTCCTTTGCTTCCTTGAGCAGAAGTTCAGTGAACAGGTACTTACTGATGTCAAAGATACAAATCTGATCTTTCAGTTTCCTGTCATCAAGTGGGACAACAACAAACAGGTTCCTTTCAGAGGGTTTTAATGCTCTTGTCTCTTCCTGCGGAGCCTGTGCCTTTATCCTCTTGGCACGGTACTCACATATTGGGCACCTCTGCTTGATAGAGGTGGGACAAACGACAGTGTCATTTGAGGCACCAATGTTTCTGTGTACGAAATAGGGGAGTCTCCACCACAGATCTCCTTTGGCAGCACCTTCTGGGTGGTGATCAGACGTAACTTCATAAGGAATTATGTCAAGGGTAACTTTACATCCCTTTGCATCTGGTGAGTACACACTGATACCCTTCGGTAGTTGCAGGTACCCGTATGTTGCACCTGATCTTTCACTTTTTTGGATAGCATCATCGATAGCTTCCGCAAAATTAGTTTTTCTCTTCTTCTGTACCATTTTGTTTGTGTTTCATTTTTTGTTTATATTTCTTGTAAAGGTAATCATCAATCTCATGGAGTATGCCTTTCATTCCTATCCTTGATAGGACATAAACGACAAGTACGCCAAGAGCTACATATAGTATTACTTCCCACATAGCTTATTTCTTCCGTGATAGCCCTCTGCCGATTTCACCACTTACGGCCTTTTCCCTGGCAGCTCTTTGTTCAGCCAAATCTCTCGGAACAGATGGGCCGGCAAAGTACTGCTGTCCATGTAATCGAACCAAGTTTTCCAAAGCGGCCTTTCTGGTAAAGCTAAATTCGTTCTTTGCCACCTCTGCCATGTCAAGTTCGTATTGGGCTTGCACCCAGGCTTCCTTTGCCTCCTTGTGCCGCTTATGATTACGGTAGTAGGCTTCTATGTCAGCCGCATTGGGTTTTTCTTTATTGCAGCATTTGACAGGGTCTAAGTTTGCTTCCGCAATCAATTCGGCTCGGATAACCTTTATACGCTCTTCAGCCTTGGTCAATTCTCTTTTACGAATCGCCCAATGTCGACCATACCGCAAGGCAAGACTTGCCTGTTCCAACCACTCTACATCGAGAGCAGTATCATCAATTCTTATGTCACTTTCGTAGTCCATCTATCAATTTTTAGTTACTGCATAACAAGCGTAAACAAGTTGTGGAAAACCACTATCGTAAAACGGTGTTAAGAATTCTTCCAAAACCCGTCCTGCCCGTACCATGTCTGACTTCAACAAAACAGATTGGCAGTATCCAAGAACAACGCGACGGATGCTCTCCGCTTCCTGATCCTTTAAGCCAACCAATATCTTGTTAACTTCCCCCCAGGGTTTCTTATTTAACAGGGCACGACAGAGTTCAATTGACTGTGATTGTTCAGCGGCACTCTGTTGTGCTACCTCTATCCGTTTGTCCTCGGGAACACTAAGCACACGTTCGAGAATTTGCAGGGCATTCCGGGGATGTCCGAGACTATCACGTGTTATAACGTCGTACACCTCCTTTGAGACTGTTGCTCCCTCCTTCGCGACTACACGGCGCAATAATTTGAACATCTGAGATTCGTCCAAAACCTTTACCTGTAACTGTACACACCGACCTTTTATGGTTGGTAGAAGTTTCTGTGGGTCAGTTGTACATAGTACGAAGTAGACATGTGATGGAGTATCCTCAAGAATCTTAAGCAATGCATTCTGGGCATCGTTTGTCATCTTGTGGCACTCATCAATTATCCATACACGGCAGTCTGATTCCATTGCCATGTACTCGCTCGTACGACGTATCTCACGGATGGTATCAATACCACGGAAGTCAGCTGAGTCTACTTCCTTTAGATCGGATCCGCTGGAGTTAAGTTTACGGGCAATGATTCTTGCGATAGTTGTCTTGCCACAACCCGTTGGGCCATGGAGAAGAAAGGAATGTGGGCAAGAGTCAGTATTGCCCAGCATTCCTTCAAGAGAGGCAATCACTTCGTCATTGCCACGCATTTGGGTTAGGTCGGTTGGTCTGTATTTCAAATATAAGCTCATCCTGTTGGGGTTTAAAACATATTATACGAAAAATCATTTAATTTTGTATTCATCCTTTTCCGCCCAGCTTCCGTCAACTGGGCAAAGTTCTATTTCTACTTCAAGTGGCACAATAATCCAAGGCCAATGTGCCGGGAGGTCTTCACAGGTAACACGATGTACAACTTTCACAACATACTCTAATTCGTCAGGGTGTACATCAAGTATCATACTGTCATGTATCTGTCCTACAAGTCGTGTCCTCCAATTCTCTTCCTGAGATATCCTGTCAATCTCCGTAAAGGCCCAAAGTAGGCAATGAAAGGCAGCACCTTGTACAGGATAGTTGATGCAGTCATTCTTCCCCATAACACCGTGGCAGCGGAAGCCTGTGTACATATCAATATATCCATACTTTTGATATGTTTTCCACCAACGATCTTTCCATGCGGCATAGTCAGCAAAACGGACACCCCAGAAGTCTGACTCAATCTTTTTCACATGGTTGATAAAGGTATCAAGAGATTTGATTCCCTTTTCAATAAAGTGATCTGACAAATGGGCTCCGTCAATTTCTATTCCTTGTCCAGGTTTCCATTTGGTAGGAGGCAACTTACCCCAATTGCAAGCCATGTACGTAGCACAGTTCTTGTAATAGTCACCGTAGAATTCCGGGAAAACAAAACCATTCTTTGCCGCTTGTCTCAGTACCTTGTGGGCTGGATTAGATTTGTCAAACGAATCTAACATAAAGATTTGGACGGCCATATCTCTATGCATATCCCCTTGCGTAATGTCATATATCAATTGTTGATCATGGTTGTAACATGCCGCTATTCTTACCTCAAGTTGACTGTAATCAACTTCCATTAACTGATGTCCTGGACGGGGGTACAATGCTTTGCGAACAATCTGCATAGATTCCTCATCCCGTTTTGGTATGTTTTGAAAGTTAGGGTGGTCGGAGCTTGAGCGAAACGTACGAACAAGATGTAAGTTGAAGAACGGATGTATGTATCCTTTTACCTGTTCTCTTGAAAAGGCTTCAAGGTATGTGTCCCGTACCTTTTTCAACTTACGCATGTCTAACAGTATGTCTAACTCAGGTATGTTTAACTGGCGTAAGGTTTCCTCATCGGTAGAGCCTTGTCCAGACTCCGTTTCCTTTTCAACTTCCAACTTCTTTGTCTTGTACAGGAAGTGGGCAAGTTGTGCGTTGGAGTTGATGTTTACCCTGCCACCTCGAGAATGTTCCCAATGACGGAAGAAGTCTGTATCCTTAAACTTTCGCTCAAGCCTGTTTATTTTGGAGGTTAGGTTAGCTTTGCGTTGTTCAAGGTACTCCATGTCAACACGAATTCCTTGTTGTTCTGCTCTAGCAATGGCAAGGATGCCATGATGCATCAAACGGTACGCGGCTTCACTATGTGGGCTGGCATCCATTCTTTAAATCGTTTTTCAAATGTTTGTGCTATTTCATCTGTTTTATTACAAAACACAGGATCACTCATTTCCTTACGGGCTCTAATAAGTTTGAGCTCATGTACGATGTTATTGTAATTCTCCTCGGTGATCCCACATTTGTTTACATAATCCCCGAACATGCACAACCTGGCATAGATAGGGCTTCCGTACACTTTATGCACTCTTTTAGCTTCGTTCTTCCCATGCCACCACAGGACAACTATGGTAAAAAGAAACAAGCCAATTAAGACTACAACCTCTAAAGGTTTCATTGTTGGTAATGCTTCCATGATTAGAAAGGTAATAAGATTTGACTTTGTTGTAACATTGCTAACCGATATTCATATATCGTATCGAGGGCACAATACGTTAGGAGTTTTTCAGTTCCCCCTGGTACTGTAAGAAGTTCAAGTACACGATTAAGTCCATTGCCATCACTATTATCAACGGCATGTAAATATGGAGAGATCTCACTTGCGTAATCAACGACACCAAGTTGTACGTAGGTTTGAAACTTAAGACTTGTCATCCCTGGACGGTTGTCAAGAATGTGTGCGGCTTGCATACTATCCCAATACCAGTTGACGACGGGTTGTCTTAATCGTACGACACTCCAAGTATCCTCAAATTTCATGTTGTGTGCCATCTTTCCTACTTTGGGATTGGCTAACAAGTCAAGGAACGGTTGTCGTTCGGCCTTTGTTTCTGGCATCAAAAACGCATACGTATGATCTGGGGAATCAGCAACTGCCGCACAAACGACACGATGCCCTGCGGCATGTGGCTTAAGACCCGTTGTCTCATAGTCGATCGCAACAGGACCTTTTATACGTTTCAATACGGATAAGTCTTCAATTATCTCAATCTCCGGCTCATTGTATTTCGGCAGAGCACCAAGTGCAAAGGCCTGTTTCAAATCCCTTTTCCATATGGCTTGTACGTCAGGTTGTTCTGAGA